AATCTTTGTAATGAGATTTATCAATATACTGACGAGAAAACAACTGCAATCTGTACTCTTTCATCTATGGTTTTAAAGAACTATGTAAAAGATGGTGAGTTTGATTTTAAAGGGTTGTATGAAGAAACTCGTAAAGTTGTAAGAGCATTGAACAAAGTTGTTAACATCAATAACTACTCAACTGAAAAGGGACGTAAGGGTGGATTGGAACAAAGAGCAATTGCTATCGGAACACAAGGACTTGCAGACGTATTCTATTTGATGGATTACATCTTCACATCTGATGAAGCTCGTAAGTTGAACAAAGATATTTTTGAAACAATTTATTTTGCGGCAATCACCGAAAGTAACAGATTGTGTATGGATGGTAAGTACGAACCATACGCTCACTTTGAAGGGTCACCAATGTCACAAGGAGTATTCCAATTTGATATGTGGGGTTTGAAAGAAGATGAGTTATCAGGAAGATGGTCTTGGGGAATTCTTAAAGAGAATGTTAGTAAATATGGTGTTTGTAACTCATTATTCACGGCTCAAATGCCTGTAGCGTCTTCAGCAAAGATTACAGGTTCATATGAAATGACAGAACCCGCTCACTCGGCAATCTTTAACAGACGTGTAGTTGGTGGGGAGATTATGATTGTTAACAAGTATTTGATTAGTGATTTTGAAAAGATTGGAATTTGGTCTGAAGATTTAAAGAATGAAATTATTATGAACGAAGGGTCAATTCAAAACATTAACTTCAACAATTACCTTGATTTGGAAGATAAGAAATACAATACAAAGGTTAAAAGAATTGAACATTTAATTCAGAAGTATAAAACAATTTGGGAAATTTCACAAAAGTCATTGATTGAAATGGCAGCTGACAGAGCTCCGTTTATTGACCAATCACAGTCAATGAACATCTATATGGGTAACCCAACATTGTCAAAGATTTCATCATCACATTTCTATGGATGGGAAAAGGGATTGAAAACACTTTGTTATTATGTTAGAACAAAAGCAATCTCAACAGGAGCAAAACACTTGGCAGTTGACATCTCAAAAATCAACAAACCAAATCCAACACCTGAACCACCAAAGGTAGATTATAGTTATATGAATTTACCTCCAAAACCTGAAAATAGTGATTTTGATTGTTTTGGTTGTTCGTCTTAAAATTTAAAAACATCCGATGTGTTATCCCGAGCTAGGTCGGGATTTTTTATTTTTGTAAACTATTTATCGGTATGTCTAACATTATTCAGGAAGAAATTAAAAAAATAAGGGAAATGATGCTTTTGGAAAATTTAGTCCAAGAGGGTGGTGCAAAAAAACTAAAACAAACTTTGGACATTTTAAAAACAAAGAAAAAAGTTTTATTGTTAAGTTGTTCAAACAGGTATAACTGGGATGATAAAAATATTGATATCCCTAAATCAAAATTAATTGCAATGTATTTGAATGAAGAACTTGGTGATAAATCAGTTTTTATTGACGTTTCTGAATTAAAAATTTTACCTTGTGAAGGGAATGTATCAAGAGCGGATGGTAATAGTTGTGGACTTTTAAAAGCATTACTTAAAGATGATAAAAAGAATCCTTCAGGATATCACAGATGTTGGGCAAGTTTTAATAACAAAAGTGATGAACTTTGGAAAATATCTAAAGAACTTTTTGAATCAGATGCGGTAATATTCTTTAGTTCAGTAAGATGGGGACAGGCTAATATGTTCTATCAAAATCTAATTGAAAGATTAACTTGGATTGAAAACAGACACAATACTTTAGGTGAAAAAAATATAGTTGAAGGTATTGAAACAGGTTTTATTTGTGTTGGACAAAACTGGAATGGTGAGAATGTTACCAAAACTCAAATGGACGTTCACAAATTTTATGGATTTGACCCTAATAAGAAACTATATTGGAATTGGCAGTATACTACCGATGTTTATGACGAAAGCAAATCTTCTTACAAAAAATCCCACAAAAAATTCATTGACGATATGGGATTATAATTTAATATTAACACCTTATTAATAACATCCCGATTAGTCGGGATTTTTTATTTTTAATCATTTATTGAAAATATTACGACATTATATTTATATCATATGGCGACAAACCAAACATACGGTGTAATTTTCCCTTTTAGGGATTCATTTTACGGTACTTACTTAGCATTATCATCAACAAGTGACGATGAAATTAGAAGTAATTTAATTCACCTTTTATTGACTAGAAAAGGTTCAAGATATTTTCTACCTGATTTTGGAACAAGATTATATGAATATATTTTTAATCCATTAGATGGTTTGTCATTTGGTGATATTGAGTCAGATATAAGAGTTGCTTGTGAAAAGTATTTACCAAACCTTTTAATAAAATCCATCAAAGTTACAGGAACTTCAGCAGAAGAAGATGACAAAATTGTTTTAAGTAACGGAGCGGTGATTGATAGAACTTACAGTATGCCAGGTGAGGCAACAAGAGATTATACGGCTAAAGTTAGAATTGACTACCAAGTTCAAAACAATACTTTTGCAAGTAATGATTTCATAATTTTGAATATTTAATTTTAATATGGCTAACAAAAAAATATCATATACAGTCAGAGATTTTGAAGCGATAAGAACAGAACTTATCAATTTTACAAAAACCTACTATCCTGATGTAGTACAAAACTTTAACGACGCTTCATTGTTCTCTGTGTTTATGGATTTGAATGCTGCCGTAACTGATAACCTACACTATAATATTGATAGAAGTATTCAGGAAACTGTTCTTCAATACGCACAACAAAGGTCATCAATTTATAATATCGCAAAAACTTACGGACTTAAAATTCCTGGTCAAAGACCATCAGTTGCAATGGCTGAATTGAGTATTACTGTACCTGTTCTTGGTGACCAAGAAGATTTAAGATATTGTGGATTTTTAAGAAGAGGGGCTCAAATGATTGGTGGTGGGCAAGTTTTTGAAACTGTTGATGATGTTGATTTTTCATCACCTTATAATTCACAAGGTTATCCTAATAGAGTTAAAATTCCAAATTTTGATAACAATAACAATCTTATTAATTATACAATTGTTAAAAGAGAAGTATTAGTTAACGGTACAACTAAAGTTTTTAGAAAAACTGTTAATGCTCAAGACGCTAAACCATTTTTAGAAGTATTTTTACCTGAACAAAACGTATTATCAATTACAAGTGTTATCTTAAAAGATGGTACAAGTTATAATGGTATTCCGTCTTATAGTGATTTTTTGAGTCCTAACAATAGATGGTATGAAGTACCTTCACTTGCTGAAGATAGAGTGTTTGTTGAGGACCCTACAAAGACATCAGACAATCCTGGTATTAAAGTTGGAACATATATTACAACAAATTCAAGATTTATTTCAGAATATACTCCACAAAATTATTGTAAATTAACTTTTGGTGGTGGTAACAATTCTGCCGATGATATGTTACGAGACTTTGCAAGAAATGGGGTTGTATTAGATTTAAGTAAGTATCAAAATAACTTTGGTTTAGGGAGTACATTAAAACCAAATTCAACGTTATTCATTCAATATAGAATTGGAGGAGGTGCAGGTAGTAATTTAGGTGTTAATGTTATTAATCAAGTTGGTACAATTAGTTTTTTTGTAAACGGACCAAGTCAAATTATTAATAGTAATGTAATTAATTCTTTATCTTGTAATAATATAACTGCAGCAATTGGAGGTTCGGATGTCCCAACAATTGAGGAAGTAAGAAATTACGTATCTTATAATTTCGCTGCACAACAAAGAGCGGTTACCATTAATGACTACCAGTCATTAATTAATACGATGCCATCTAAATTTGGGGCGCCTGGTAAAGTTGCAATTGTTGAAGAAGAAAACAAAATTAAAATTAAAGTTTTATCTTACGACACAAGTGGTTCACTAACAAGTCAGGTTTCAAACACTTTACAACAAAATATTGCAAATTATTTATCAAACTATAGAATGATAAATGACTATATTTCAGTTGAAGCTGCACAAGCGATTGATTTAGCTTTTGATATAAGTGTAGTTTTAGATTCTTCACAAAACCAAGGAAATGTTATTACGTCAATCATTAGTACAGTTTCAGGATATATGTCACCTGCTAGTCGTGAGATGGGACATAATGTTAATGTTTCAGAAATTAGACGATTAATTCAAAGTTTAAATGGTGTGATTAGTATATCTGACATATCGGTGTTTAATAAAGTTGGTGGGGAATACTCATCAAGTCAAACATCTATGAGTTATTCTAATTCGGCGACAAAACAAATTAAATTAGTTGATGAAACAATATTTGCAGAACCAAGTCAAATATATCAAGTTAGATTCTCAAATAAGGATATTGTTGTTAGAACAAAGAATTTACAAACTGTGAATTTCTCATAAGTTATTTATTTTTTTAAAATAGGGTATAAACTATTTATTAAAAAAATAGTATGAATTCGTCGTATAGAGTTAGGACCCAAGTTGGTGTTGATAAATCCGTTCCAATTGATTTAGAACAAGAATTTGAGACCCTAGAAATATTATCATTGAAGATTTACCAAAGGGACATTTACACAAGAGTATGTTCTGACTATGGTGTTATTTGTGGTAGAGTATTTTCTAACAAGGGATATGGTATTCCTAATGTTAAACTCTCATTGTTTGTACCCCTAACCAACGAAGATTCACAAAACCCAATTATTTCTGAAATCTATCCATATTCTAATATTGATAATTTAGATGTTAATGGGTATAGATACAATCTTTTACCTAAAGAACAATCACATGCAGGACATACCCCAACAGGAACATTTCCAACAAGATTAGAGGTATTAACAGATAAAAATTTATCTGAAGTTTACGACAAGTATTATAAGTATACGGTTAAAACCAATGAGTCAGGTGACTATATGATATTTGGTGTACCTGTTGGTTCTTATACTATTGTAATGGATGTTGATTTGAGTGATATTGGAGAGTTCTCATTAACACCTCAAGATTTAATTAGATTAGGGTTAGCAACTGAAGGACAGGTTGCTGGCTCAAGGTTTAATGCGTCATCTAACTTAAATTCATTACCACAAATTATTAATCTTACAAAACAAGTTGAGGTACTACCACTTTGGGGTGAAGAGGAAGTTTGTAAACCATCTATAACAAGAACTGACTTTGACCTAACTCAAGAAGCGAATATTGATTTAACACCGACTGCTGTTTTCATCGGTTCAATTATGAGTACTGAAGATGAAATTAAAATTGGTAACACTTGTAAAGTTCCTAAAAAAGTTGGTGAGTTCTGTAAATTAATTACAGGACCTGGTCAGATAAAGGCGATTAGACAAACTATTAATTACGATACTAATACGGCATCAAATACGTTTGGATTCCCTCAATTAGAAGTTTTTAATTTAAATAATGATGGGCACGTAATTGATGAGAATGGCGCTTGGATGGTAGAAATCCCGATGAATTTAGATTATGTGTATACTAACGAATTTGGTGAACAAACAATATCATCAGACCCTACGGTTGGGGTTCCAACAAAGGGGAAATATAGATTTAAAATTAAATGGAACCAATCTCCCTCATTGTCTGAAGAAACAAGAAGAGGATATTTTTTAGTTCCTAACGTTAAAGAATGGGGGTGGGGTTCACCATCAGATAATTATTTTGAAGATGGTAATCCTGCATTTTATGCGTCAAATTCGCTTAATAATGAATATTTGCAATATCAACAATCTTATGCGTTTAGTTTAGATTGGTTGGATTATGGTGACCCATTAACACCTGAAGGTCAACAAATGTTACAAGAAGCTATTAATTGTGATGATAGGTTTTTTGAATTTGAATACAAAAAATTATATACCATTTCACAGTTAATGGATAAATACAAGAATGGTAATGGTCAAAAGTATATTGGTATTAAAAACATATTAGACGGGGCTTGTTCATCCGAAAATAATAAGTACCCAATTAATGATGCTTATCGTGGGAATGCAATCTTATTTACTATATTTTCTTGGCTTTTAAGTATGACCAAATTATTAATGTTCCCAATAATAATTGTATTACATGCGGTTGCGTTAATTTTATATGTGGTTGATTTTATATTAACATTATTAATATGGACAATTTATGCTCCGTTATATTACTTTGTTGATGGTGTAGTTAATTTAATTAATTGGTTAGTTCCCGGAAGTCCATTAAATAATCCTTTTAATTATACTCCGGCTGAGTTAACACAAGCAGTTTTTCAAAAAATAACTATTAGAAAATTACCAGTACCTTTGTTATTACAATCAGAAGGTGAATGTACATTTTGTGATTGTAAGGAAAATGAAGCGGTAGCTGAATATCAAAACGACGCAATTAATAATTTATTATCTGAACAGGGTAATAGTTGTAATTTACCTTTAAATGATGGTAATCAATTTAAAGTTACTATTAGTGAATTAGTCCAAGACTTTACTCCACAGTTCCAAGTTACAGTTGGAGGTATTCAAAGTTCATCAACTAATGCAAGTATTAGGATGCCTTCTTCAGCATATATTGACCCATATAGTGATGGGGGTGTTAATTATCACGAGGAGGCAGATTTTATATTTTCAAACCATTTACCATTTGCTGAAAGGGTAAATTTATCTAATTTAAAAGACAAATATTTTGAAAATTCTAATTTAATTAGAACTTATATTGAACCTGATTTAAATGGTAATCAATTCCATACTGACAATACTTTAACATTCCTTATAACAGGTTGTGAAGATGTTTATCAAACAGGGAAATTAATTACTTTCCAAGACCCTGCATTATCAACTGACCCTAATCAAACTATTGCATTATTTGCAAATACAAGTGGGGGATTAGAAATAACAGGTACGAGTAGTTCGGCTCAAACAATTACTATAACATACGCTTCATTAAGTAGTAATGGATTAAATGATACTGTTACATATAATCTACCATTAAAAAATTCTTCAGAATATGTGGATTATATGAAATATAAATCAGACATAGAATATTTTCAGGTACTTACCGCAATTACATATTCTGAATTTATTGCTATGGGAGGAGGAGGTTCATCAACTTTAGCTGACCACGGTACATTCCATAGTAGATTATTTAATTCACCTATGTGGATTGGTAAAGCAACTCACTCAAATAATGGTAGATATGAAATGTCATACCAAGGATATGTGAGTTTAAATACTAATTCATTTCCGGGATTATCATCTGCTAAAATTGTTATTTGTACAAGAGGGGTTGACCCGTATTCACCAAGGTTTAATACTAAATATGATATTAGTAGAATATTAAATAGGCCTATTGGTAGTGTAGAAATTCAAGGAGATTATAGAATTAACATACCAGTTCAGTCGGGAGGTAGTTCTAATAGTAGTAAGAAAAAATCTGTTAGACATCACCAAATTTCAAATAATAATGACACAGATTCAAATGGTGGACGTACATTTTTTAATTCATTTTTCTTTACACCTGGTAGTGAATTCCAACCTTATCAAACTGAAATGCCAAAGTATTATGGAAGTTTAGATGAAACTTTGACAAATCTACATAATCCATTTAGAGTAATTGATAGTTACACAAGTACTGTAATATATGAAACAGGTGTTGACGCCGGGTCATTACGGGTTCGAATGTATCCAAATTTAAACAATGGTAATTCATTTACAAGACATCACGAATATTCAAATTTTGCATGGGGATTTCCTGGGCATCCAATTGACGGCAGTATTATAAATGGTATTAGTGAAAATGGTGGTAGTACGTGGGGAGGTTCAGGGTATATGTTATATAGTCTAGGGTCTAATTCAATCCATTACGGGGATTCAATTGAAGGGGGTTCTTATATGTTTCAAAAATATACGGAATACGGTAATCAAAAATGGACCTATTCGACAAACTTATATTATTCACCGGCGTATACTACAACATCGGGTTCAACATCTTGGGGTGTAACATATCCATTTGGGGTTAATGGGAAGATACAAATGACTAACCCAAGTAAAATTGTTTTCCGTTCAGACCGATTACCAACCTCAACTACTGAAACTAGAAACGCAAATAACTCAATGTTATTTTTCCAAAACAAAAATTTATCGGTTTATTCATTTAATGATTTAACAGGTGAAATAACTGCTGTTGAAGGAATTGGTGGTGGCGCGGAATCTATTGAATTGGAGGATAACTTTTTTGCTGATGGTTCAAGTCTTGGAGGAATTAATGACCAAGTTGTTGCAAGTTTAAGTGATTGTGCAGCGGCAGTTCCGTTTGAATGTTATAGTATTGACGCTGATGGAACGGTTATTATTGATAATTTCCCTAATTGTACAAAAGATTTAGGTGTTTCATATTTTCAAAATGGTAAAGGATGTTACACATTTGTTAATGTGCCTGTGATAGGAATACCTTGGGACTTCTTTAGAGTTGGAGAATGGTATAATAGAACTTTATTTAATCTGTTTTTATGTTTGGATGGAATTCAATATGATTTTTATAATAATTGGGTGTCAGGTAATCTGTTTATGCCGACAATATATGCAACAAATTTCCCCGATTTAAACGGTGATACTGTAAGAAGATATTGTAAAGACGTTGTTGTTTTTCACGAAGCAACTAAAAACTATTATTATAGAAGTAGTCCCTATAGATATAATTACGGATTTCTTGGGGGTAGAACAAGAGAAAGGAATAAAATTGGTTCAGGTAATAATGTTAGAGGAAATGTTAGAAATTTAAAAACTCCAACAACAATTATTAATTTAGGACCAATAACCGACTATACTACTGAATTAGTACAAGGTGCTGGGTATTCGGGATACATTGCAAATTATTTTACACCAACAAGTTATAGAGATATAACTGATATTGTTAATTTCTTTGTTCTATCAAGAAATTTACAAATAAGTTATCAATCATCGTTGGCAATTGTTGAAGCGATACTAACATTAGGTTTAAGTGTAACCGCGGGTAGTGGTATTACATCGTTTACTAACTCACCAATTAATACTTTATTTGGTGATAGGAACTCAAATGAGCCTGCAAAAGTTAACGCTGACCTTGCTCAGTTACTATCAATTAATTCAGAATTTGGTGTACATCCATTTTCACCATCATCATACCCTAGTTCAGGTAATTTAAGAATAATTATTTTATGGGATGGGATATCTTCATTTTTTACTCCAGGTAATCCTGGAGCAGCAATGAAATTCATTGTAGGAGTATTTTTTGAGGCTTCTGATAGAAAAAGAGATGCGGTAACTCCAAAAAGATTATTATGGAACCAAAATGCTCAATTACCGTTCCAACCAAACGACATTACAAATTACACACAACCAACACAAATTGTTCCATTATATCAATGGGAACTTGATTTCCAAGACCAAGCTAATTTAATGGGAGGGTTTTTACATATACCAGTACCTGACCTAAACACTCCTGTAGTATTTGGCTCAACAAGAAATGACTGGAAAACCGCACCAGTAAATCTTAACGATACATTTTTTTCATACGGATTTCAAAATCTTGATAGAACGAACAATACTTCAAGATATTTTATGGCGAATACTAACCAACAAAAATATCTAAATGGGTTTATTTATAATGTAGATAGTAATGGTAATTTTGAAATTTTAAAAGGTAATATTACCAATACTGTTAATACCGTAGGTGCTCCATACCACTTCTACTTTGGTCTTAAAAAAGGTAAAACTGCAATGGATTTATTCTACATAAAATATGTTGATACTGATATAGTAATTGAATAACGAGAATAAAATATCAATTGTACTACCTGCGGATAGATACAAAGGTGCACCTGAACTTGATAATAATCTTGTGTTTGAGTTGGACTCAAAACAAAAAGAGGTTATTGAATATGACAGAAACGCGAATGTATTTTTAAATGAATTGTATGATACTGAAAGACAGTCATCAACTTATTTTAATTTATCTGCAAAATTAAGTACAATTTTTCAAAATCAATATACGGGAGAAACTAATTATTCCGCCTTTAAAAACCAATTATATTATGTTAATACGACCCATTACCAAACCCAAAGTTTTTTACCAAATTTTAATGGGTATTGGGGGGGATTCCCACAGTATCAAGAATTTGATTTATCTCGTAATGATTTTAATGTTACAGGATATACGACAGGGGGTAACCCGCACGTTAATTTTATCCAAAGTGAAACCCCAAGGTATAATTGGAATTTTTATTTAACTTACCCATATTCAAATGATTATACTAAAACTTTAACTAATTATAATGGTTTTTATAGTACTTGGACTGTAGGTGACGGAATACCATTTGAAACATCTTA